TTTAGTGCTGCATATAGATTTTTTTCTTCGGTGATTGGTGTTCCCATAGCCCATAACCCACGACCAGGTGGTAGGAACTTCATATTAAAAATTCTGTCGTACATTTCTTGTGCTGATTTTTGAGCTTGCCATGCATTCCAACCCAACTGATAGTTGTCGATATGGTTTTTTTGCATAGAGTAAGTTCCCTCTACAACTCGCTGAACTGTTTCCCACCACCTTTCGTTCTTACCATCGTCTTTAATACGAGAATATGTTCTCATATAAACCAATTCTCCTAAACCATTAAAACCGAAAGGTGCTTTCTTTCTCTTGTATTTACTGACGAAATTTTCTGATAACTTAAATTTTTCCATCTCTTGTCTGGCTCCTCCTATTTCCTATAAACTTTACACAATGATAACTATAATATATATCAGATTAAAATCAAACTATTTAAAATTTTTATGATTTTTAAATAATTTTTTCTTTTTAGTTTTATTCGAAGCCTTCAACTTCACTATTTTTCATATCATTATACTTACTTGCCAATAATTTTCTCTTAAATTCTTCACTATTATCCATCTTACCTTGTTGTTCTTTACCTGGTGCAGTTGTGGATTCATAGATTTCTATCTTACCAAGATTGGTATTCATACTCATTGGATAAGTTATACCATCAATACCAAATCTATTCTTAATGATATGACATCTTGCAGTATGACTTAACTTATCTTCAGCTTTTCTACTGATACTCAATACAAAATCAGCTATCATAATCTTACTATATGCCTCTGCAATCTTTGTTGCTTCTATCACTTCTTCTTCTAACGCTGAACGATTTGCTTGTGATGCAGTCCATATTGGAACTTTGAACTCACCAGCTAATCCTCTCAAATCTTCATACACAGCACCTAACTGATGTCTCACCTCTCTCATACCACTATTATCTCTCAAGATATCAGCGTAATCAACAATAACCATATCAGGTTTTATGTTCTTTAGTTCTAATTGTTTTAGATGTGCTGAAAGTGTATTGACAGTTGCTGCTCTTGTTGGGTAGTATTTAATAATCATCTTACCCTCAATAGAGTCAATGATTTTCTTCACTTCATCTTTTTGAAACTTAATATTTTGTGTAGTTATACCACTAAAAACAGTATCATATCTCAAACCAACATATGTTTCATTCAATTCTAATGTATAATGAACTACAGTAAATCCTCTTTTCAAAGCACCTGCAGCGATACTCTGAAGTAACCAAGTCTTACCAACACCTGCTGGCGCAACTACAACACCTAACTCACCCTCACCAAGACCACCATCCATAATCTCATTTGTAATATCCCAAGGCGTTTTTATTGTAACTCTTGTAGACTTAGTTAATCTCTCTTCAATACCCACATTATAATCATGACCGATATCTACAGCAGTTCCAGCTTTCATAGCTGCATCTATAACTGTTTTTATACCATCATAGTTTTGATTTTCTAATAGACTTACAGATTCCATGATAGCTGATTTTAAAACTTGATTTTTACAGAAATCTAATGTTTTCTCTTGAACAAATTGTAAATCATTTGCTTCTCTATGTCTCCAAGCATCCTTGAGTGCTTCAACAATAGATAATTTAAATACATCATTCTCTACATCATCAACTGCTATCTTAATAGCTTCCAATGTAGGTGTAGTTTTATATTTTAGAAAATAGTCATTTATCTCTTTGATTAACCATTTATTTGAATCAGATTCAAAATACTCTGGCTGAAGAACTTCCATAATAGTCTGTAGGAATGTAGAATCAATTAAACATGATGCTATAACTTTAGATTGGAATGATGTTCCAAATTCAACTAAAGAGCTATTGTTCTCCATATAAGTCTTTCGTAAGTTGTGTTTTAGATAAATTTAATTTCTTCTGTCTATACTTATCTTTCATCTTCTTCAAAATGGTATCTTTATTTCTGTAGTAGTAATCCATTTGCCATTTTCTCTGAGCTTCTTTCTTCTCTTTTGCTGTAAAATACATTTTTTTTCTACCCATCAGTTTGCTCCGCGTATTTATCCATAGTGGTAAATGTTTGAGCTAACCAACTACTGACATTAGGTAGATTTTGAAATAATCTGTCTTCCATGAACATGGATTCGAATTTATATTTAACTAATCTTCTGATAGGACCTCTGATTGTGTCAATTAATTTAGTTTTAGTTGAAGCACTTATGTTTACATCTTCTAACTGCATCAACTTATAATTTCGTTCAAGTAATTCTTTGTTCTGTAATATTTTAACAAAGAAATTACCATTATCATCTTTGTGTTTATGTGCGTATTTATATATCTCCTGTAAACTATAACTATTATTCTCCTCACTCAAACCTGCTATATTTTTTACTAATGTTTTAGTAGCTATTCCTTTTACACCATCTATATTATCAGATTTATCACCCTCAAATATTTTAGCCATAATAAAGTTCTCTGCAGTTACACAATACTCTTCTAAAACTGCTTCTTTGTCGTATAATTTTTTCTTAGTGGGAGACCAAACTTTGATATCGTCTGATACTAATTGTAGGAAATCTTTGTCGGTTGACATAATTACTTTTTCACCATCAGGTATTACACTCTTTGCGATATAAGCTATAGCATCATCTGCTTCGATACCATCTACAGATATAGTAGTTAGTGGTAATAATTCAAGATAGTCTGCAACTCTTCTAAGTTGCATTAACATATTTCGTCTTTCGTCTTCTACATTTTCTAATCCAGTTACTCTATTAACTCTATAAGACGTTCTACGTTTATTTTTGTAATCGGAATATAATTTACGGCGGCGGTTGCTCCCACCCTTACCATCAAACACGATGATAGTACGGGTGGGATTAAACATATTAATGGCAAATCCTATGCTTTTAAGGAAACCAACAATGCCACCAACATGAACGCCGTTTTCGTTTAGAGTTGGCATTACGCTGAACACTCTTATAAAAGTATTCAAGCCGTCAACTATTAGCACTTTTTTGTTTGTGTTCTGAAAGTTAACAGAACCACCTTTTTTCTTTATCTCATTCAGGATGGAAAGGTATCTGGAGTTCGACATCACTCACCAACTACCTCTTCCGTTTCAACTACGTCATCAATTCCCAAATCTTTCATATCATATTTTAGTATAACTTTATCGCATATTTGTTCGTAAACGAATGATTTGAAATCTGGATCTGATAGTTTATCACCGAATTCTTTTGATTGAAACTTGTGTTCTTGTCCTAAGTGGTCTGTAAGTGTATACCATGCACCAGCTTGTTTTACAATCTTATGGTCTTTCATTACTTTTAACCAACTACCTACATCATCAATACCACTCTCAAAGTATAAAGGAAACTCACAACTTCTCAAAGGTGGACCTAATCTATTCTTGACAACTTGTGCAAGTATAGTCATACCAATAACGTGATTCTTTTTATCTTTGATTTGACCTTTGTTTTTCAATCTAACTCTTGTAGATGCGTGAAATGGTAGTGCTTTACCACCACTTGTAGTCCAAGGATCCCCAAACATCACACCTAACTTTTGTCTTAACTGATTTGTAAACACAAGAGCCACTCTTTGTCTACCAATCATTTGAGTAATTTTTCTTAATGCTTTTGAAATAATAATTGCTTTTGATGTAGCCCAACCATCTTTATCAAAGTCAGCTTCCATCTCTACATTTGTTGATGCAGCTGCAAGTGAATCTACAAGAATAGTTACTAACCTATCTTTATCTGACTCTCTAACTTTTGCTACAATCTCTTCTACTGCTGCGAATATATCTTCGACAGTTTCTAAATGTAGATACAACATATTATTAATATCGACACCAATAACTTTCAGAAAGTCTTGACTTACTGCAGTTTCAGTATCAATATAGACTGCTACACCACCTTTTTTCTGAGTCTCAGCTAAAAGATGTGCACCAACTAAAGATTTACCACTTGATTCTAATCCATTAAGTTCTGATATCCTACCTACTGCTATTCCACCATTTGGTCTATTTGAAATGGCTAAATCCAATAATGTAGATCCCGTAGAAATAAATTCTTTTATATCTGTAGGTGTTGTATCACTACCGTCAAGAAAGTATGCAACTTTGGTATCTTTAAAAGTTTTATTTAGACTAGCGGCAAGTTGCCCTGCCAAATCGTCTCTTGTTGACATAAACTTCTCCTAAATTTTTAGATAACTTAGGGGAGCGAAAGTAGGAACTCACACTCCCCAACTTATTTGTCTTTTATTAGTTATTAAACAGATCGTCAAATGCTGCTGATACATCCTCTTTAACTTCTTCTTTCGGTGAAGCTTTAGATTCAGTTACAGATTCTTCTTGTGATTCTTCAGATTCATCTGGATTTAACCAATTATTTAGAACTTCAGTAAGTTCTTCATAGGTTTGTTCCTGATATATCTCAGTAATATCCTTTTGATTATCCATTAGATTCTCAAGAAGAGTTGCATCTTCTGTAATCGGGGTTTGATTTGGTTTAACCCTGATTGTTGTTTTTGGAAACGAAGCTCCAACTTCTTCTGCTGTCTTGAACTCTACAGTAATATCACGACCATTCATTTGATCGGTAATATCACCATAATCAGGATCAGCGATGATGGAAAGCAGTTCTTGATAAACTGTTTTGCCAAAACCCCAAAACTTCACACCTTGATTCTCTTCACCACGAATGATTACTGGAGCAAAAGTTCTCATCTTAGACTCGATTTTACGAGCTAAACGATAGTCTTCCTTGTTACCCGAAGCTTTGAGTTTTTGAGAAAACTCTTCGATTGGGTCTGGACGACCAAATGACATTGGTGAAAGATAAGATTTTCTACCCAAATCATAATGGAAAAACAATTCAATAAAAGGATTGTCCTTATTAAATTTATAAGGTACGATTCTTACTTGAGTTGTGCCAGGGGATGGCTTCCAAAGATTTGATGTGCGATTGTTTGTGATTTGAAGTTGACCTAGACGCTTCTTCAATGCGTTAATATCCATTAGATATCTCCTATTTGTTATTCGTTAATTGTTTAATTGTTACTAATTTATTTGTAACCGTTTTCATACATATATAAGTATAATATATATTCCTCAAAATGTAATTTATTTTTCGTCAATATCAGATTTCCATGTTTTTGTATGTATTATTGAATATACCCTTGTTGGTATTTCATACAGTCCCTCTTCATTTGTCAATAACATGCGATTTCTGTAGTTCTCCCAGGGTATTGGAAATGAATTATCTAATACACCATTGTTTAGTTTCTTAACTAACTCATTAAGTGCATTGATTGTGTATAGAGAATTTGATTGTTTTTTTCTATGTATTGAAATTGTGTCTACTGAACTCTCAACATAGTCATCAGTTGCTTCTACATTGTATGTACATATCAATTGATGATAATCGTTTTCGTTCTGAAATACATATATCTTGTCGAATACTATATCGTTACAAGCTATAATCAAATCTAT